GGATGGGGTGGCGGCGGTCGGTGTGCTTGGTCTTGAGTGTAACACTGAGCCCCATCGCGTTGATTCTGTTGAAGAAGATAGTGGCGTCGCAGTCCTCCTCCAGGTAGACCGTCTCGCCTCGCTGATAAGAGTAAGTACTCACTTCGTACAGCAGGCCCAGCTTGGCCAGTGTGTCGCGTTTGACCGCGTACCACCCGTGGCCCGGGTCGGTGTAGTAGGTTAATTTGATCATGGTGTGCTCCGTTGTGGTTGATGATAATACTCTGGTCAATCCTGGTGGGGGATCATCCAGTAGCCCAGCACATGACGGCGCGGGCTGTTGAACATCATATCGTACTGCACGCCGTCGCGCAACACGAACACGTGGTTGGACAACTGCACGATCCACGTGCCCGTGTTGTGGTCCCTGGTGAATTGGTCCAGTGTCGGGCGCTGGGTCAGCGGCTGGTGCACCAGACCCTTGGCCGCACGGTATGCGTTGGACAGTGGTGTGATACGCACGCCGGTACGCGCGCGCCGGCCGTGCTCTTTCAAGATGGCCCAGGCCTTGTCGTACTCGAGGCCCAGGGCCGTGGCCAGGGCGCGCACCGAGCAGTCGTTTTTCTCGTTCATGGTGTAGCGGATCAGGTGTGTGGTGTATGCGATTGTCATGTTATTTGCTCCAGGCCTCGTCGGCCACATAGTCAACGTCAATTTGCTCCATGCGATCCAGCAACCAGTAGATGTCCTTGCCGGTGCTGTTGTAGACCGCGACGACCTTGGCGCCCTTGCGCTCGTACTCGACCTCGACCGGGCCGAAACGATCCAGCATGCCGCGCACCGTGTCGGTGGCCTCGGGCGCGTCGCCGATGTAGTCGGGACTGCGCGGGTTGAATGAATAGCCAGGGGTGAAGTGTTGCATGATGTGCTCCATGTTGGTTGCTGATAATACTATGGTCATTCCTGGTGGGGGTACGCCAGTTGCATCACGCTGTACATGACGTTGTAGCCCTCTGTGTCGGCCGCGCCGTATTCACGGTACCGATCCAGTGCGCGCTCACAACCCTGGTGGGCATCGTGCGGCCCCAGCGCGTTGTTGATGGCCTGGGCCACGTCCCTGTTGAGGCCTTGAGCGGCCTCATCACGGCCCGGGATATGGTACAGCGCCCATTGATCCGCAGTCAGCGTCAGGTACACGCTGGGTGTGAAGGTGACGAACACGTTATTCATGCGACTTTCCTTACAAAATTGTGCATCATGTTGTCCCAGTACTTCAGCGACCCGCCACAGGACACGATACCGTATTCTGTATACAGTGTCGTCGCGGCCTCGTGGCCATACTGAACCCAGAATGCCATCTTCTCGGTGTTCGATGCATCGAGGCCATCGATGGCGTTGAGCGCACAGCGCTCGGTGTTCAACAGTGAATTGATGCGCTTGATGTGCTTTTTGGCTAGTCGGATCATGGTGTGCTCTCCTGGTTGGTTGCTGATACTACTCTGGTCAATCCTGGTGGGGGTTACTTGCGATCGCCCAGTGCATAGTTGCGCAGGGCCCTGGTGTACTCCAGGCGACTGGCGTGGTCGCCCTTGTTGCGGATGTTACCCAGCCACGCAACCACGACAACGCCAGACCGTTTCACGCCCAGGAAACGGCCCTTGTTGGATCGGTCCCCTGCGTATACCCATTGCCCTGGCTGGGTGTGTTTCAGTAGGTCAACAGGGACGGCCCAGATGTCGAATGAGGGTGCGAATTTCATGGTGTGCTCCATTGTGGTTGGTGATAATACTCTGGTCAATCCTGGTGGGGGTTCAATCGAGCGCGTGTTTGTCGATTGGGTTGGTAGTCGACCAGGACAGGTCGTACTCGTTGATCCAGCCATCGAGGTTGTGGCCCTGGGCCAACCCTCTCAATTCGTCCACTGCGCGATTGATGGCGCGCGATGTGTGATTGTGCTCGAGGGTAATCGTGAAAACCTCTTTGCGTTTTGCTTGATCGTAGACTGCTAGTTTGCGCATGATGTGCTCCTGGTTGGTGATACTACTCTGGTCAATCCTGGTGGGGGTTCAGGCATCAATCGCTTGAGTGTAGCCCTCGAACCATGCATTGGTCCATTCATTGTCCCCATAGTCCATGACAGTCTCGTCCGGTTGCAAGCCGTAGGCTGAAACTGAGGCCCAGGCCACGACCTTGCCGTCCTGGTCGCGCATGCGCAGAGCGGCCTCCTCGACCGACTTCACGGCCTCGGTGATGGCGTGCAGGCTGGTGGATCGTTTGACCTGCCACTCCTCGCCGTCCCATACCGACACGGTGTGTCCCTGGTTGAGTGCGTGCTTGATCAGGTGAATGTACGCTGTTTGCATGGTGTGCTCCTGGTTGGTGATACTACTCTGGTCAATTCTGGTGGGGGTTCAGGCCGCGCGCTGGGTTGCGAAACGTGAGGCCTTGTTGCCGTGGACAATGATCACCGGGCTGGCGCCGGTGGCCTTGGTCGTGCCGTTGCAGGCACCGCAGGTGGTGCACAGCTTGCGCATGCCACCCTCGGCGCTGGCCGGGCACACGAATTCACCCTGGCCGACGACCTCGTCCGCCGTGCGGATGCGAAAGTAACGCATGCCGTTGGCCCGGGCCTCGGTGGCCTCGAGCGCGTTGTCGACCGAGGCCATGCACAGGCGCACGATGCGCGCCAAGTGATCCGCCGGCATGGCCGGGTTGCGCCACTGGTGCGTGTACCCGGTGCGGCCACTGGCCAGGGCCGTCAGGTCCTCCCAGACCTGGGCCGGCACCGCGGCCGGGTCGCCGTACGTGCCCAGGCGCACCATGCGGCCGGCGACCATCTCGCCGACCTTGGTGGCCGACGCGGTGGGGTACTTGCTCGCCACCCAGGTCTTGTAGACCACGGTCGGCCCCTGGGCCACGACCACGTAGCATGCGCCACCGTTGCTGGGTCGGTGCTTGCAGTCGCCACAGATGGCCACGTCGGCACCGGTCTGCACGGCCTGGACCGGGCGCATGTCCTGGCGCAGGATATAGGTCTGCACCATGTTGCCGGTCTTGCGGTTGCTGGAACCCAGGACGGCGATGGCCACGATAGGCGTGCCGTCAATCATGCTGGGGCCTTGGTAGATTGTGTATCCTGTTGGCATTGTGTGCTCCTGGTTGGTTGCTGATAATACTCTGGTCAATCCTGGTGGGGGTTCGGCCTGTTCGTCAATATGCAATTCATTTGTCTATGCCAAACTGTTGCCGTGAGCATGCGCCATATCGCGAGGTTATCGCGCCCTCCCTTCACCGGCACCTCGCGTGCTCGTCAACCTGGGCGCCCAGCCATGTCGGCACGGTGCTTGCTTGGCCACCCTGGCCGCGGCGGCATGTCGGCACGGAACTTGCTTGGCCCGCGCCATGTCGGCACGGCGCTTGCTATTAGCAAGATGTGTGCCAGTCTGGGTTGGCATGCTTTTTGCTAGCACGCAACGTTCGTGCCAGGGCCGGCCTACCTTACTGACTGACCGGTCAGTCAGCCCAGGTTGGCACGGTTCTTGCTTTGTTGTATCCGCGCAACAGTGTGGTCATTTCACAATGTGAAATGTTGCGCCGGCGCCACGGTGTTGTTTTTGCGCAACACGACCCCCACCACCCCAATTAGGGTCCCATCCAGCGGGGCGGGGCGGGGGGCCCCACAGCAAGCAAGTTCATATAAATCGGCCGGCGTTATATATTTTTGTAATATCTGACAAAAAAAGTAATACTTTTAGCGTACAAACTCCCCGGGGAGCAAGGCGAGACGTGCTAAGTTGTTGATTTATAAGGGAAAAGTGGTATTTGTGAGTAGGATTTGCAAGGTTTGCGGGTTTATCTTTTTTTTTTTTTTTTTTTTTTTTTTTTTTTTTTTTTTAAAAAAAATAAAATAAAGTAAACATACCCTGCCAACCCTACTCACCGGCTCGGCACTATAGTGCATGTTGTAATAAACCCCTGGATCATGGGCGTGAATGGGCCTATCAATGGATAGTTCTTGATAGACATGGGATTCGACGCTCGGACCCCGGTCCCCACGGCTTTCGGATGGAAGCCAGCGGCGCTGATCGAGCCAGGGGACACGGTGTTTTCATACGATGGGCAGCCAACGAAAGTAGTCTCGGTTCAGGAGTATACGCCGGCGGCGTGTTACAAGCTCTGGATGCCGGACGACCTGACGCTGGTTGTGGACGGGCGCACGGGTCTGCCGACGATCACCCACAAGCAGATGGAGATATTGCGCAAGTGGGGCCGCAAGGAGAAGCGGCACAAAGAGATGTTGATACAACCCAGGGGCCCGCAGGCCCTGATGGAAGACGAACGGTACAAGCGGCTGATCAACTGCCAGCCGCTCAGGATACCCGAGAGGGAGCTGCCCGTGGACCCGTTCGTGATTGGCCAGTGGATCTTTGACCGGAGCAAGAACCGGCGCGACCGGCGGTATGACATCACCCGCCAGCTGATCGAGAAGTACCCGACTATCCCCCAGTACATCCCCGAGGAATACTTTTTTGCGTCGTTTGAACAGCGCCTAAACCTGGTGCGGGGGATCTTCTCCAACATCGGGGCATTCAACCACAAGGACTCGACGTTCAGCTACTACTGCAGGAACTACAAGATGTTCCGGCAGGTGCAGAACATAATCGAATCGCTTGGGATTGCGACCAAGATCCGGTCGTATGGCCGGCAGCAGAAGTACCAGCTAATGTTCAAGACCTTCCTCAAGTTGCGGGACGACCAAACCAGCAACGGGAGGGAGTTCTACTTTGAATTTCGCATGGTGAAAAAGGTCGAGGAGGTAGCTCCTCGTAAGTGCATCTACATCAAAACGGAGAACCCGGACAACGTGGTGGTTGTCAGCGAGGGTTACATGCCGATATGCCTATGAACGCGGAACAGACCCGGCTCTTGAAGGAGTTCGCAGAGAAGAACAAGGGGTGGCCGAAAGAGCAACTTGACCTGGCGCTGTGGCGGGTGAAGTGGGCGTTAACCGCCCTCCCCCACCAAAAGGAGCCGGAGGACGGCGATTACGACACGTTCCTCCTCTTAGCCGGCCGGGGATCGGGCAAGACGCACACCGCAAGCAACTGGATCGGGGAGAGGGCGGCCATTTTTGACAAAACGCGTTGGCTGGTGACGGCCCCGACCTCAAACGACATCCGGGCGACGTGCTTTGAGGGCGACTCAGGTTTACTTAACATAATTCCGCAGTCGTTGATCAAGGACTACAACAAGTCGCTGTTCGAGTTGACGCTGAAAAACGGCTCAATGATCCGCGGAATCCCAGCCAGTGAACCAGAACGCTTCCGGGGAACCCAGTGGCACGGGGCCTGGATGGACGAATTGTGCGCGTTTGAGTACATTGACGACGCGTACGACCAGATCCAGTTCACGTTGCGCTTGCGCGACCCCAGAATCAAGCGGGTCCAGACGATTATCACGACGACCCCGAAGCCGTTGGAGCTGATCACGGACCTAAACGAGGGAAAAGTGGGCGGCGACGTGTACGTCAGCCGCGCCAGCTCGTACGACAACAAGGAAAACCTCTCCCCGACGTTCTTTAAGCAGCTGGAAACGTACGAAGGCACAGATTTAGGCCGGCAGGAGATCTACGGAGAGATCCTGGACCCCGAAAACGCGGGTATTGTCAAGCGAAAATGGTTCAAATTGTGGCCGTCGGAGCGCGAAACGCCGAAACTGGAGTACGTTTTGGCGTCGTATGACCCCGCGACGAGCGAAAAGACGCACAACGACCCGACGGCGTGCATTGTTTTGGGCCTTTTTGAGAAAATGGACGGCGGAATGTGCGCGATGCTCATGGATTCATGGGATCACCACCTGTCTTACCCTGAATTGCGCCGAAAAGTGCAGGATGACTACAAGGAAGTGGTGTACGGCGCCGATAACACGTTCGCAAAGGGCAAAAAGACGGACCTGATCCTCCTGGAAGACAAATCGGCCGGCATTTCGTTGATACAAGAGCTTCAACAGGCTGGATTGCCAATCATGAGCTACAACCCCGGGCGCGCGGACAAGGTCCAGCGCATGAACATTGTGGCCCCGCTGATCGCAAAGGGCCGAGTTTATGTGCCCGAGGACCCGGAGAACCCCGGCGAGGTGGCGCCGTGGGCCAAGCGGTTCATCCGGCAGGTCTGTTCTTTCCCCGAGGCCAAGGGCCACGATGACTACGTGGACGCGCTGTCCCAGGCGCTGCGAGTTTTGCGAGATTCGGGCTGGCTCGAGCTGGACCCGCTCCCGGCTCGGGACTATGGACACTCGGACGACATCGCCAAACGCCGCGCATACAACCCATACGCTGTATAGGGCGAATACAGCGCAAATTATGTGTTATTGGTGATAGGAGGGCGATAAAGTGCAGACTTCCAGTCACGTGAAAGAGATCAGGCAGTGTAGCTGCTACATGTGCCGATTGTTTCGAGCGCGTGGCAAGTCTTTTTCCAAGTGGGGCTCCATTCGTCAAAATTACCGGGCACTTTTTTCGGACATCCTCAAGGGTGGCGACCCAGAGAACTATAACAAAAAATTGGTGACGCGAGACTACGATGCTTAACCCAGTGAAGACAAACCACGAGATGCTTATGGAGCTGGCGGGCATGCCGCACATGGCCGGCGGCAAGCGCGTGTACGACGTCCTGGATCAGTATCAGAATAACATTGCACACGCAATCCGACAATACACCAAGTTAACAGGCTCCCCGCCGACACCGGCCGAGATCAAGGCCCTGGAAGATCACCTGCGCGGAACAGCAAATCCCACGCCTCAAAGGGCCCAGACCCTGGCGCGTACCGCGGCACAGGAGCCCAACGCCAACATGCTCGTCGACGAGTTCGGGCGCGCGTATGCGCCAATGGTCGACCCCCGCACTGGTCAGTTGACGACCCCCGAGCGGGCTAAGGGGTTTTCGGTCAGCAATCAGTTTGAGGTCAACCCGCAGACCCGTAAGGCTCGTGAGAAGTTGTACGCGACCAAGCCGGACGTGATCGCGCGTCCGGATGAGTTCGTGCAGATGGCCAACGTGGGCCGCGCGTCGAACCGAACCAACCTACGCAGCACGACGCCCTCGACCGAGGAGCTGCTGGCGATGCAGCACAACGCGGAGAACGTGGCCGACGATGTAGGCGGCTTGGCCAAGGCACCGAACGAGACATACGGACTGACAGAGGGCCCGACGAGTGCGAGCCAGGTCTTCGCCGATACGTCTAGCGCTATCGAGCACGGCGCGCTGGCTGAGAGCAAGGCGCCCGACCTGCGCGAGCAGCTGGTGATGGCGCTTAACCCGCAGGCGGGGGAGCGGGTGCCGCGCCCGTTGAAGGCGGAGATCGAGCGCGCTCGTCAGAGTTTCCTGGCACGAGGCATCGAGCCCGACCAGGAGGACATCATCAACGCGGTATTGTCTGACCGTAACGCGGCCCAGCACAATTACCTGGGCATTAACCCGACGGGCGAGCGCCCGTTCAATGACCCCAAGGCCGGTAAGTCATCGCCTGAGTTCTTGGCGTGGCAGGAGCAGATGAGGGCCGCGGGCCAGCCTGAGGCGGTGTGGGGCCGCAACCCGGCCGACTGGGACGCGGTTCACAAGCGCAACTACCTGCTGGATACTTTGCCTGAGAACCGCCAGCCGTTCGCGGCCGACTGGAGGCTAGAGGACCTGGTTGACAAGCGCGAGAAGGTGGTGCACAAGCAAGCGGGCGGCGTGATGAAGAGCCCGCGTGACATGCAGGCCGAGATGTTGTTCCGTAACCCTGAGTTTGCGCGCCAGTATTTTGCAAATGCCCGCGCGGGCATGGAGCCCGTGGAGAAGGCATACATTGAGGGCGGCGAGGCAATCGAGCCTCAAGCCACAGAGTACAAGCCCTCGCCGTCAGAGCGCCTGGCTGCCACGGGCCAAGAGTTTTTGGAGAAGGCGGGCGTCCGCCGTCCGATCGCGCGCCGTGCATCTCAGACGGCATTCGGCGGACAATCAAGCGCTATACCCGGTGGGTTTGGCGCGTTGGACATTGCCTCCATGGTAAACCCGTCTGCCGCGTTGGCGTATGGACCAGTTTCCGCGGCCAACATCGGCCACTATATCGGCAAGGGCGAGCCCGTCAGTGCCGGCATGGAATCTCTCAACCTGCTGCCGTTTGGCGGCATGGTAAAGCGCGCTTTCACAGGCCGTTGATCAATTAAACAATCCTTTACTATGGCACAACAACCTATCATCCCGATCCAACAAGGCGGCAACCTGTCGGCCTTGTCGTTTGTAGAAAACGAGAAGACGGGGGAGCCCGACGTCGAAAAAGAAACAGAGATGATCGCTGAGGCGTTGGACCTCGACATGGAAGACGTTGAGGAAGAGGTCATTGAGCTGGAGGATGGCTCGGTTGTTGTCAACTACACCGAAAGCAAGAAGCCGTCGGAGGATCCCGAGTTCTATGCCAACCTGGCCGAGGTGTTTGACGAGGCCGTGCTCGACGACCTCTCCACCAAGTACATGGAGCTGATCGAGATCGACATCGACTCTCGCAAGCAGCGCGACAAGCAGTACGAAGAAGGCATCCGCCGTACCGGCCTGGGTAACGACGCACCCGGCGGCGCTAACTTTGAGGGCGCGTCCAAGGTGGTGCACCCGATCATGGCCGAGGCCTGCGTGGACTTCGCCGCCAACGCGTCGAAGGAGTTGCTGCCGTCCGATGGCCTGGTCAAGAGCGACATCAAGGGCGACGCCAACGAGAAGAAGCAGGCGATCGCCAACCGCAAGACCAACTTCCTCAACTGGCAGATCACGGACCAGATCGAGGAATACCGCGACGAGATGGAGCAGCTGTTCACCCAGTTGCCCCTGGGCGGCAGCCAGTACCTGAAGTGGCGCTTTGACCGCGACCTGCGCCGTCCGGTGCCGGAGTGGATTCCGATCGACAACATGATCCTGCCCTTTGGGTCGACCAACTTCTACAGCGCGCCGCGCGCGACTGAGATCCAGGACATCACCCACGACATGTTCGAGCAACGTGTTGAAACGGGTGAGTACCGCGAGATTGACATCTTCGACCAGGAGGTCCCGACCGAGAAGGTGACCCAGGCCCAGAAGGCCAACGACAAGGTCGAGGGTGTCGAGGAGCCGGTCAAGAACGTCGACGGCCTGCGTCGTGTGTACGAGGTGACGTGTTTCTTGCGCCTGGAGGACGACCCCCTGACCGAGGGCGAGCGCGCCCCGTACATCATGGCCATCGACGAGATCACCGAGAAGGTCGTGGCCCTGTATCGTAACTGGGACGCCGGCGACGAGCGCCGTCGCAAACTGGACTGGATCACCGAGTATAAGTTCATCCCCTGGCGCGGCGCGTACGCCATCGGCATGCCCCACCTAATCGGCGGCCTGACGGCGGCTCTCACCGGCTCGCTGCGCGCCCTGATGGACGCGGCCCACATCAACAACAGCCAGACGCTCCTCAAGCTCAAGAACAGCCGCATGGGCGGTCAGACTGACCGGGTCGAGCCGACGCAGGTGGTGGAGATTGAGGGCGCACCGGGCGTGGACGACATCCGCAAGCTGGCGATGCCCATGCCGTTCAACCCGCCGTCGTCGGTACTGTTCCAGCTGCTCGGATGGCTGACAGAAGCAGCTAAGGGCGTGGTGAAGACGAGCGAGGGCCGTATCGCCGACGCCAACAGCAACGCACCGGTCGGCACGACCCAGGCCCTTATCGAGCAGGGCAGCAAGGTGTTCTCGAGCATCCACGCCCGCATGCACCGCAGCCAGGTCAAGAGCCTGCAGATCCTGTCGCGCATCAACTACTGGTACCTGGACGAGATGGACAACCAGTCCGGCGCCAAGGTCGAGGTTGAGGACTTCAAGGACAACTCGGATATTGCCCTGGTGTCTGACCCCAACATCTTCAGCGAGACGCAGCGACTGACCCAGGCCCAGGCCGTGCTGCAGCTGGCACAGGCGAGCCCCCAGATGTACAACCTGCGCGAGGCCAACCTGCGCATCCTGAAATTGATGAAGGTCCCCGACATCCAGGCCATCCTGCCAGATCCGAAGGGCGCCAACGAGAGCAACCCGGCGCTCGAGAACGTGCAGATGACGATGGGCGCGCCTGCGGCCGCGTTCCCGGACCAGGAGCACCTGGAGCACATCAAGGTCCACCTGGCGTATATGCTGGACCCGGCGTACGGTGGCAGTCCATTGATTGGCGCGAGCATCCTGCCGCTCATGATGGAGCACCTGAAGCAACACCTGACGCTGCACTACCTGCAGTCCATGCGTGGCTACGTGTCTCAGGCCGCGGGCGGCGAGGACGCGTTCAAGCTGCACGAGGAGCGCAAGCTGGACGCGGAGGCTCAACAGGCGCTGTCCCTGGCGGCTCAGTTGGTGGCCCAGGACTCGCAGAAAGAGTTCCAGCAGATCAACCCGATCCTGCAACAGCTGGCGCAACAGATGCAGCAGGCCCGCCAGGCACAGATGCAGCAGGCGGCGCTGGCAGCCGATCCGGCCGCTGGCGTGATCTTGCAGACGCAGCAGGCAGAGACTCAGCGCAAGATGAAAGAGGCCGAGGCCAAGTTCCAGCTCGAGCGCGAGAAGCTGCAGCTTCAGATGCAGGACAAGGTGCGCGACATGGAGGCCAAGATGTCCGAGGTCATGGCTCGACTGGGCCTGGATCGGGAGCTGCAAGACGCCGACAACGCGGTCAAGATTGCGCTGGCCGACATCAACAACGCATCCAAGGAGCGCGTGGCGTCCATCACGGCCAAGGCCCAGCTGGACAACCTGCAGCTGACACAGCAGCACCAGCAGAACCAGACGGCCCTGGAGGCGGAGGCTCAGGCCCACGCAGACCTGCGCAAGCACGGGCTTGAAGAGGTCCGCCGCGAGCAAGAGCAGGCACACCAGGCGGCGCTGGCGTCTCAGCAGCAGCTTGCAGACATGCAGGCACAGAATTCACAGCAACAGCATCAAGCCAACCTGGCACAGATGCAACCATCACCAACAGGAGAACAATGATGGCAGGTCAAATCCCCGACATGGGCTTTCGTAAGAACTACAAGGTAACGGGCAAGCCCGGCTACGCCGGCGGTCCCGGACAAGCGGTCGAGTCCGGCCCCTCTGGCTCTAAGCAGGCAGACAACGCGCGCCGCGCGCTGGCTCAGGTGCCGGCCGTTAACAGCAAGGGCCTGTACGACGCCAAGAAAAAGTAAAGCATATTTAACATTTTTCTGTCTTTGTAACATATTTATGTTACATAAGGGCGGCTAATGTTAGCTTTATGCGTATTTAGTTATACAGGAGGACTTTCGTATGAAAGATCCGGTATACCAAACAATCTTCAGACTCAAAGAGACTATCCAGGACCTGGAATACGCCGCTTTGAATGGAGCCGATAGCTGGGACTCATACAACCAGCTCATCGGAAGAGGCCGAGGCCTGAAAGAGGCCTTGGAAATCATAAACGCTGTCCTGAAAGAGGACGAGGAATCAGAGTGAGCACTGAGAGCAAGTATCAGGTTGATGGTCGTAGTGAAGACGACTGTTTTCCGGTTGTAGAGTCGGGATTTCAACCACAAGGCAACCGTGTCCTAGTTCAACTGCGCAAAGCCAAAGACGTCAGCAAGGGAGGCATCGTCCTCATCTCTGACACCAAGGCAACCGAGAAGTGGAACGAGGTGATCGCGAAGGTCATCAAGCATGGGCCCCTGGCCTATCGAGATGTAGCAACACTGGAACCATGGCCTGAGGGTCCGTGGGCAAACCCCGGTGACTTGGTTCGCGTGATCAAGTACGGCGGCGACCGATGGGCGGTCCCGCACGGCGACGGAGAGGTTGTGTTTATCGTGTTGCAGGATCGCGAAGTGATCGGCAAGATCGATAGTTTTGAAGTCGCGAGGACGATGTTCCCCGCATTTGTGGAGTGAGGTTTTGAATGAAACCGATGGATAAGCTAGAACAGCAAGAGGACGTGGCAATCAAGGAACGCGAAGATGGTTCCGTACTTGCAGCCATTGAGGACAAGCCGGACCCCTTCCAGGTTGAGGGTGAGGAAGGCGAAGAGGAAAACGTTGAGGCTCACGCCGACGGCGGCCAGGTAGGCGACGACGGTGAAGGCGAGAGCGAAGACAGCGACGAGGACCGTGAGGCACTGCGTGCCGCGCGCCGCGAGGAGCGTAAGCTCAAGAAAGAGCTGAACAAGCAACGCGAGGCGAGTGCGAAGCACAAGATCAGCGCCCTGGAGCGACGCAACGAGGAGTTGGCGCGCCGACTGGCCCAGGTGGAGAACACCGCGGCGAGTTTCCAGATCGCACAAATCGATCGCATGATCGAGGACGAGGCTACTCGAGTCGAGTACGCCAAGATGAAGATGACGCAAGCGGCGCAGGCCGGCGACATCAACGGACAGATGGAATTCATGGACCAGTACCATGAATCGAAGAACCGGTTGGCACAGGCGCAGACGATTAAGCAGCGCCAGTTGGAGGAGGCCAAGAGCCCCAAGAATAACGTGCCGAACCCGGTTTCGTCGACTGTGCAGCGAAATGCTACACAGTGGCTGCAGAATAACAGTTGGTATGACCCGAGCGGCGAGGATATTGACAGTCGAATTGCTAAGGTGATCGACAACTCCCTCGCAAGCGAAGGTTGGGATCCGGCAGACCCCGAGTACTGGGACGAGCTGGACAATCGATTGAAAGAACGTTTACCTCATCGGTACACGGGCAAAGCGGGCGCAACGAATAGTCGTAGTCGCCGAACAGGCACGTCAACGGGCCGCGCGGATGTGAGTGGTGGTGCAAACCCCAAGAACACGTTCACGTTGAGCCGAGAGCGTGTACAGGCATTGAAGGACGCGGGAATGTGGGATGACCCACAGAAACGCGCCAAGGCGATCCGCCGATATGCTGAATTTGACCGTGCAAACAAGGGGTAAATAAATGAACAAACGAATTTCACGTGACCTGGACGATCGACTCCAGGACCGAGTAGAAGAAATCAAAGAGCGACAGGCGAGCCTGTCGCCTGATGAAGTAGTGCGGCGTGAGAGGCTGGAGGCCTTTCGGGACAAGTGGGCCAACACCGCGCTACCGGACATCCCCGGTGGTTTGATCCCCGGGATGCACCTCTGCTGGTTGTCAACAACCAACCAGTATGATTCAATCGACAAACGCATGGCGTTGGGCTATGAGCCGGTTAAAGCCGCCGAATTGGGCAAAGGCTTTGAGAACCTAGGCAAGATGAGTTCAGGCAAGTTTGAAGGTTGTGTCTCTTGTAATGAGATGGTTCTTTTCAAGATCCCCGAAGACATCTATCAAGAAGTCATGAGAATGCTGCACCTTGAAGACCCGCTTGAGCACCAGCGAAACGTTACGGCCAACGTTCGCTCGGCGGCAGAAGCAGGTAAGGGTGGGCGCTCAATTCTTGAGGGTGGCATGTTGGAGATGGAGAAAGAAGCCAACCGAGCCGCAGCTAATATGCGGTTTTAACCAACCAAAAAGGAACCAAAAACAATGAGTGCAACTTACACTCCTTTTGGCCTGAAGCCGGTTTATCATCCCAGCGGTATCATCCGTTCGTTGAACTACACTGGTGCTTATGACACCAGCGCCGTGTTCTACAGCGGTACCCCCGTTGCCCTGGATGAGGCGACCACTGCAGGCGTCTCTACTTTGACAGTCGCCGGCAACACCCCCGTTGCTGGTAAGCGTTTGGCCGGCGTGTTCGGCGGCGTGGAATACACCGATGCTTCCGGTCGTCGTACCGTGAGCAAGTGGTTTGGTCCCGCCCTGGGTACAGCCACCGACGTTGTGATGTGGATTTTCATGGATCCCGAGATCGTGTACGAAGCCCAAGCCAATGGCTCGATGGCTAACACGTCCGTGGGCCAGGAGTTCAACTTCACGGCCGTCACATCTGGTCAGATCATCGGCAACGGTGGCCTGGGCACCTCGACCGCTGGCATCGATCCTACACAAGTTGCAGTTGGCACACAAGGCCAAATTCAAGTTGTGAACTTGGGCCGCGAGATCGACAACGCCTGGGGCGACGCCGCCACGATCGTTCAGGTCAAGATCGCCAACGATACGTTCGTTGCCGCAAACGTTGAATAATAACTAAGAAAGGAAGTAGCACATGGCAACCCCTATGCGCAGTACAGACTTTCGTGCGGTAGTCGAACCTATCCTCAACGAAGTCTTTGACGGAGTTTATCAGCAGCGCGATGACGAGTGGAAGGGTTTCGTTACCCAGATCACCGGCATCCCCCGTAACTACCACGAAGAAGTGATGCTGTTCGGCATGAACACGGCTCCGGAAATGCCTGACGGCACCCCCGTCTCGTATGACCAGGGCGGTACGCTGTACATCACCCGATTCATCTACAAGATCTACGGCCTGGCTTATGCCCTGACCAAGGTCCTGATGGAAGACGGTGATCACATCCGTATCGGTTCTACCTTCTCGAAGCATCTGGCTCAGTCCATGATCGAGACGAAGGAAACCCTGTGTGCCAACCTGTTGAACTTCGCGTTCACACCCGGCTACGTCGGCGGTGACGGCGTGACGCTGATTAACAGCGCCCACCCGATCTCCCAAGGTCGTTCGTACAGCAACAAGCTGTCTACGGATGCCGCCATGTCCCAGACCTCTGTTGAGCAGATTCTGATCCAGATCCGCTCCGCTGTGGACAACAACGGCAAGCGTATTCGCCTGAAGGCTGAACAGCTCGTGGTCCCGCCCGCCCTGGAGTTCCAGGCCGAGGTGATCCTGAAGTCGGTCCTCCGCTCTGGCGGCGCCGACAACGATCTGAACCCGATCAAGTCTACTGGCATGCTGCCCCAGGGCGCCCACGTGGTGACCCGTCTCAGCTCCAGCAAGGCCTGGTTTGTTCAGACAAACGCCGAAAACGGTCTGATGCTGGTTATGCGTCGTCCGTTGGAGCGCTCGACCGAAGGCGACTTCGAGACAGACTCCATGCGTTACAAGGCCACCGAGCGTTACGCTACCGGCTGGCACGATGCACGTAACGTGTACGGCACCTCCGGTCTGTAATCAGACCCCGGGGCTAGGCGGAACCTAGCCAGTTAAACGCCCTGCTCAAAAAGCAGGGCGTTTTTCTTTGTTTTTGTGGATAGTTCTATATGAGCCAACAGCAATGCAGACCGCCCTTCAGGCTCGGGATGGACGCCATAGAGACTGCATTGTTAACCTTCCTATGGAGAAGAATCTATGTCAGTAACATTCAATACCCCGGTCCGCGTTTACAAGCGCAACAACCCCAGCAACGACGGCACGATCGCCCCGGATAACACCGGCGCCGCTATCGTCAGCCAACAGGCTGCCATCGTGGGCGGCACCGCCACCCAGATCCGCATCCCTGCTGGCTCCATCGTTCACAGCATCACCGACTACGTGACGACAGCCGCTGGCACCCCTGGCGCGACCAACGTGACGATCGGCACCGACGTGGTGGGCACGCTGACCGACGCCGCTGGCGTTAACCTGGCATCCCTGACCGGCACCGCCCGTTTGGCCAACACGGGCACTAGCGACCTGTGGTTGAGCTACACCGCCGGCGCTGGCGCCGTGGGTGTCCTGTCGGTGCAGTACACAGCCCGTAACTGGGACGGCACCATCACCGCCCAGGGCGCCGGTCTGAGCAACCAGTAAGGATTAGATATGCGTCAAGTAACTGTTGCGGCGGATAAACCCGTTCCCATCGATCAGTACCTGACGCCTATCAACATTGCTTATGTTGCATCAGGCGGCGGTACTGTGCAGGTGTCATACACCAACCCTTTCCCCTTGGATGCACAGGGCTATCCGGATCCTAACGGCCCCACCTTTGTGTGGGTTGCTGCTCCGGCTAGTCCCATCAAGGACGATCCCATTCGCGCCATCCAGATTACTGGCGGCACGAACTCTACGCTGACCGTTATCCAGGCCGGCGTGCGGTAAACATGGGCAACGCCTACTACAGCGGCGTTTATTGCGACACTCGCGGACAGCCGGTTTTATCCGTCGCTGTCTGCGACCGTTGCAGTCGCAAGGTACCGTATTCCTTGCTTCGTCGCGACCCCAATTCCCCGGCACTTATGGTGTGCCCCGCGGATCAGGACGTCTATGATCCGTGG